AGTAATAAATAGTAACATTTATTATTATTATTATTATTATTATTATTATTATTATTATTATTATTATTATTATTATTTTTATAAAAATATAAATAACTCTCACTAACATATGTAGAAATGTCTTCAAACAAAGAAAAATTGTCACAAAATATTAAAGGTTGGTTACAAATAGATAAAGAAATACAAGTTCTTCAAAAAGAGTTGAAAGAACGTAAGAAAAAAAAGGCATCGTATACTGAAAATCTCGTTGAAATAATGAAATCAAATGAGATTGATTGTTTTGACATAAATGATGGAAAAATTATATATACACAATCCAATGTAAAAAAACCAATTAATAAAACACATTTAATTGAATGTTTAACTAAATATTTTGCAACCTCGCCAAATATACCAACCGACGATGTTGTGAAATTTATTCTAGAAAATCGTGAAATAAATACAAAAGAAAGTATTCGTCATAAACCAAATAAAAACGTATAATTATAGTTATAATAGTATTTTATTTCCAATGATGAAACATAAAAAAACAGTATTAGATAATCAAAGCAATGCTATTTTTACAAAATTACACCATTTATTTCATGATAAACCAACGGAACCGACGGATGAAATGAAAGAGATACTAACCGAACCTAATCGCCAGGACCACCCTACGATTAATACGAGTGATTGGCAGGTCAATGTGCCAAATCACGCTATGAATTTTAAAATTAATCCAAGTAAACCAGTTGAAATATGTATATATCAAGTGTATTTTCATCATACTGCCCCAATTTTGCTTTTTTTATTAAATAAAAGGAATGAAACAACCTTATCTTTTATTGATTATATAAAAAATGGGTCTAATAATGCAGGTAAACTAAAACACACTATAATTAAGTATATATCCCAATTTTTCCCGATTGTAACTATAACGTATCAAGGATTTTATGAAACGACTGAACGAAATGTAATTATACTTAACTACGAGGACCAGTATAGGTATAATTCAATTATAACAACGGGGGAACATAGTTATGTATGGAGCAGTGTTTATGAAATTATAAATGTAAATAAGGTATACAATTACACCTTGGAACGGAATGTAACTGATGTATTTAAAAATAATCCTGACTTTCTTAGAATCTCTCAATCCAATGGGGCTTGGTATGAAACGCCAATAATAGGCTATTATAAAACTAAAAAAACCGATAGGAAAGATGACGTTGATATTTATAATGAAGTTGATATTTATAATGAAGTTGATATTTATAATGAAGTTGATATTTATAGAGAAACGATAATCCCGTCATTACCTAAATCGTATTACTTGTATAGCGCTAGTTGTATCCCGAAACTAAAGGACGGCGAGTCTAGTAGTCTATTGCGTCTTGTTTTTTTTAAAGGTAAACTTGCTTTTAAAGATATCGGGTTGTATACAACAGATACGACCTATGCTACCTTATTTTGTATTTATAAAAATGTAAATAGGTATTATATTATACGAAACTATAGTCAACACACTCTATTGTCTATTTTTTAAACAGTGGATGGATTTATCACCTGGTGTGTGTGTGTGTGTGTGTGTGTGTGTTATTCATAAATAAAAAATTGTATTTATGAATTGTGTTTTATTATTATTATATATATTTTTTACTATTATTATATATATTTTTTACTATTATTTATTTTTACATTGCTAATTAAGACTAAGACCGAATGAAATCTTGGAGAATCTTGGGACCGTGTGCATCAAACCCGACCATATCCATCATAAAAGGGTCACTGGGGTCGGCAATCGTATAATCCGAACTTTGGGTTGCAACCACCACCAACTTTGCCATAGGCATTTTCATTCCCGTCCGATACTGTTTCATTGCTTCGCTCGGCTTGATGCCACTATTCACATCATTGTCGGTGATGACGACAAAAGCATCATACTTGCGCTTGAACTTTAAGGCTTCCAGAATTCCCATTGAAATATCCGTTGCGCCCCAATCAGAACGCTGGCATGAAGCGACGACATTCACAAATTCGGCTTTTGCGTCAATCACGTCAGACACATCGGTTAAACCGGTTTTGCTAGTATACCCACAACCACTACCAGTCTTACTTGTGAAGAGGTAAAACGAATGGGCGGGACTAGCATCGCTAGACGTTTCACTACGCGCAAAAATCATAGCCAATAATGCTGCTGATTCGGCACACGTGACGCCTTCGCAAAGCGACGGTGAACCCATAGACCCAGAGCAATCAATCAAGAAACAAATGCGCTTCCCGGTTGGTTCTATGTTTTTAAAACTAAGATAAAACATTTCTTCCAACGTTTTAATCATTCGGGTGTTAGCCGACCAAGAATGATGCCCGTGATTTCCTTGTCCCTTACGATAGGTGAACCATGCAGTCAAAACACTCACCGGGTGAATCTTTGAAAACTTAATTGTATCCGGATGCACCAAATGCTTCATAACCAAGCAAAGTGTTGTTTCATCGTCTAGAACATTGTGTGCAGACAAATTACCCAAATTCCTAAGCAGCGCTGTAAGAGGCATGGTCACCCGTGTTTTGTTTTTATTCACTAACAAGGCGGATAAAACATCGGTATTTGCTAACCCCCAGGTTGGCACTTGTTCACGCGTGAGTTTGTGTTCATAAATAAGGGCAATTAATTGTTCCTCTTCTTCACCTGTCAACTTCATTGCCGTATGAACTGCAGTTAGGTAACGATACACCTTCGTGGTAAGTAAGTTTGGCGTTGCAAGTTTAGTCATTTCGTCAAACCCATTGACTGCATAACGTAAGACTAAATCAAATTCAGTTGGCGGGGCGTTGTTCTTATTTACCTTACTACTACTACGCTTACTCGGTTTCCCTTCCTTTTGTTCAAACACCCGATTGTCCCCGGTGCCAGTTTTCACATGTGTGCATTGGAGAATATTTTTGAAAGACCACCCTTCCCGTGCCATATACTTGGTGATTTGATATGCAAGGTCTTCGGGCTTCCCACGATAGGAAAGAACCCAGTCATTAATTTGGCGCTTGACTGCACGCCCAAACCCCTTGCTCTTTTGCCCGGTCACAGGGTTTTGAATTGCTGCGTGCAATTTCTTCCACGAATACAAATGCGAAATGGTTTTAAACTGTTCTAATAACTGAAGACCCATACGACTAATTGCACTATCTTCTGCACGACAAAGCATTGCCATAACCATCATTGTAACATCTTGTTTGGGTGCGCGGTTTTCCTTATAAACATTCCGGACAATAGTGCAAATTTCTTCGCCGTGCCCTTCTTTGATTTGCGTCTTAATATACTCAATGTCCGCTGGTGCCACATTTTTCTTTCGTTGGTCATACTTGTTTTCCCGTGAACCTAGAATAAGCAATCGCAAGATATAATCTTTTAATGAGAGTTTATACACGAAACTCTCATTAACACGGTCACCGCCTGTGTGTTGTTGTTCTTGAATTTGGGTTTGGGTTTGATTGCAAGTCAGTTTAAACGCCATGATTGTAGTGGTTTATCTTGTTATTAATTAGTAAAGTTTCTTTAATATAATTCAATTTATTGATTAAATGAACAGAGTATAGTAGATAGAGTATAATAATATAGACCTAGAAACAACTTAAAGACATCTGTCTATATAGAGTGTGAAGGAAACTAGCACACAGAAAGGTCTGCCACTATTGGGTTATCACTTTTAATGAACCCTCCCAATAGTATTTATTTACCTTTCACCCCTTCCGTTTATAGTACATTGTTTATACTTACACGAACTGACTAATTTGGGTTATCCTTTTTTGATTTCCCCCCAGATTAATTTTATTGTTCGTGTTTTAAGGTAGGAACTGCTTATAAATGGTTATTTTAAAAAACTACGTTTTGGTCTGCTTATATTGGGTTATCCCTCTTAGATTTCCCCCCAATATGATTAATTGACTTAAACAACCGTATTCCACCCCCTGCTTATGACTTAATGTCTAAGTGGGACTTTAGAACAACTGATTGTCTTGTTCGTTAGCTCAGTTGGTAGAGCAACGTATATGGACTACACCGAATTGACCGAACAATTTTTGGTCTGATTGTAGTTCGTTATCCATTTTTAGGCGTAGGTCGCAAGTTCAATTCTTGCACGGGCACCAAAAAGACAATCGGAAGGTTCTGTTATTGTATAATTTTTTATATTTTTTGAATATAAAAAATTCAAATACTTTTTCATACTATTATAAATACTATTATAACTATTATAGTCGTATCTTTTACAAAAAGAGAGTAATACAATTCTCGTAGTGTTTATAATGTAAATTTTATATATATAAACATTATATATGGAATACTTTACTTTTTTTATATATACCCTATTATTTATTACGATTACAGTGCCTGTAGCGATTGTTATTTTTGATTTTTTTGACATTAAATTTGAAGTGTATGGGAACTATGTTTTTTGGATGATTGCTTTAGCTTTGTTTAATGCATTATTGCCTTATAAAACAAAAAATATTTTTCAGGATGATCCCGATGAAGTTAAAAAATAGAATTACGCCCACCCTTTACACCCTTTAATACTATTTTTTAATTTAATAATAAATTGAAAAGAGTTAAACTTATCTCATATACACTATACAACCTTCTATTTATTACAATGGAGAATCAGATTAACAAAAAGTTAGAACAGTTTCAACTTAAATTTAAAGAAGATATTAAGGACTGGATTACAACACGGCACATTTCCATGATAAACGCTGCAGATGCAACTGATTATACAAGCGACTTTTTAAAATTCATCTATGATTGTAATAGTATGAAACTGAATGGGGATGATTTGAAAAAACGAAAACGTATTAAAAATATTGTCCCTCAGAATGATTTATGTATTGCAAAGAGAGCAAATGGCGAACAATGCACTCGGCGACGAAAAACCGAAGAAGAAAAAGAAGGCGATGAACCAATCCAGTTTTGTGGAACCCACATTAAAGGAACCCCGCATGGAGTAAACAGTATTGATATTACTTCTTTGACCAAACCAACTATGAAAATTGAATTATGGGTAAAGGATATTAAGGGTATTAATTATTATATTGATGATAACCATAACGTGTATAACCCGGAAGATATTTTGGCCAATAAACCAAATCCATCTATTATTGCAAAATGGACGAAAAATGAAAATAATGTCTATTCTATTCCTCAATTTGGAATTTAGGTTTTAGTGGTGTAACATAACAATGAGAGGTTTAATCGTTAAGTATATAATTTTTTTTATTTATATACTTAAATGGGACAACAAGGCGTAAATGAAACTAAGATTAATGAGACGACGACAATGAATGAGAATGGTAATAGTGTCAATGATGAAAAAACAAAACGAATGATTGAATTCTTAAATAAGGCAACGATTGTATGCAGCGCGATTACTGACTTAAATGGCATGCTTCTCCCTCGTGAACTCTTTATGAATAGAGAGATTTATAAAGGATTAAAACTAACGATACCCGATTTAAAATCTCTTTTTTCATCCTCTTATTTAACTGCATTACAAGAACCGGCAGAAAAAAAACAGAAATGGCCTTTATTAAATTTAATTCGGCAAGTATTGCGTTCTTGTAATTTTAAATTAACCCCCAAACGTATATCCGACGGTTATACTATCGACGGTAAAAAAAAATACAAACGGATGTTTATTATTGAGAAGATGCGCGTTATTTTATAATTTTATTTTTATTTATATATACTTAACCCGAGTTGAACTTTATTAACACTATTCTGTAAAATTATTCTTTAATAATAATAATTAATATTATCTATAATCCAATCCAGGCAATCTTGTTTCAAACATTCGGCACTGCACCCTTCATGCTTCCAAATGAACGTTCCAGCGTCTTCCTCATCCTCGTCAAATACTTTTACGGATGCCATTTTCTGTATCTCTTTGACCTGGCGTGATTGGGAAAGCAGGTTCTTATTTTCCCGCTTCTGTGTATTGCGTTGGCGCTTCCAGGCCTGCAAGTGTTGCTTTTCCTTTTGCCTTTGGCGTTTCAACGCCTCTGCTAGTTGTGCTTCCCCGGATAATCCATCAATGCAAGTTGTTCTCTTCTTCTTTTTAATTGTTCCAGACTTACCACGAGCACTATGGCAGCGTTGCGCAATAATTTGGTCTCGCTCTTGATAATCATCCGTCAATAACGGATACTTTTGCTTGGTGGAACAGCGTGATGAACTCATTTTCTGGTTTGGGTTGGGTTGGTTGTTACTCTAACCACCTGTAACAATTAGCATTTCAATTTTTTTACAAAATAATTTAATATTTAATATTTAATATAAAAAATATAGGTTTATATTAATAATGCAAACGGTGCCAAAACGTTATGTGCCCAAATCACTTACTAAAAAGGATAAACTAAAGGCAAAAAGAGAATTAAATCTCTCTCGTAAGTTCTATAAGAAAGGTAACTATTATACTAGAAAGAAGGTCAAGTCGTTTAAATCAAGTCCATCTAAACATATTGTAAAGGCGCGTAAACTCTATGGACTACAGACGATAGCACCATCAAATGAATTAGCAAAGAAAACCGGTTGTTCTATCGCCACGCTTGAAAAAATAGTGAATAAAGGCGAAGGTGCGTATTTTTCATCGGGATCGAGACCAAACCAAACGGCACACTCTTGGGGGTATGCTCGGTTGGCGAGTGCTATCACCGGTGGGAAAGCATCCGCCGTTGATTTCTCTATATTAGAAAACGGGTGCAAGCGGAACAGCAAAGCGTTAAGGTTGGCAAAAGCATCGCCACATTTTAAACACGGCACTAGACGCGTACCCAAGGTAAAGATAGCATAATGTCCCTGTTTTTGCGTTAATAGCGAACTTAGGTATACTAGAACTTACATATAATATTTTAAAATGTCATACAGTTGATTAAAGCAGATTGGATTACGATGGTCTACGTGCGAACAATTGGTTTTATAGTGGTGTAATCTCTCATTGTCCTTTAAAAATTTTAAACCTAATCTATCTTCTTTGTATAATTCCGTTTCTTCAAGTGGAATGATATGCATCTCTTTATCTAGAAAACTGAACTTTCCGCTTTCAGGTGGATAGACCACTTCATCGTTTGGGGACCATACCATTACAAAATGAGAGAGATTTATTATATGGTTTCGGTAGTTCTCGCTCTCTGGATGTTCTTTTTCATTGTTAAGATAAGGAAGGTAAACACTTTTTTCTAGATACATTTCCAATAGGGTTGGGTTCCGCCAATACCCAGCAAACGATAGATGTTTTTGCGAAAAGGCACTATACATCAACGTATTATCGTCACTCTCTCGCACAAATGCGCCGCCGTGGGGAGTTACCAATGTAATTAAGTTATGAACGGGATACTTGTTACATTCTTCTACATACCCTCTTGCAAGTAACCCGCCTTGAGAGATGCCGATAAAATCAAACCCGTTTTCCAATGCCTTGTTTTTATAGATTGTATTACATAGTTCAGTGAGTTGGTCGGGTAAAGGTGTATACAAACTGGTTTTCGCCCCATTCCCAATTTCAATATTGATTACGTTTTTAGAAAAGGTCTCTTCTATCCAATCACATAAAGGAATCATGTTTTCACTTGAACTTTCTAATCCATGCAATACAACGACAGGAATAGGCGGCGCACTGCTACACGAATTGATATAATTAATGACTTGACAAAATCCCAACATAACCATGGTTTTAAACAAGCGCATTCTTTTTATTCTATATAGTATAGTTATAGTATATTTATATGTATACTACTATAACTATAGTTATGCTATTCTAAGCCTAAACGATAGAATCCGAAACCCTATTAATTCCCACTACTAAAAGGCCATTTAAAACCAATATCAACCCTTTTTTTAGTGGGTGCCTTATATCCGTTGGGTTCCACCGTTGGGTCTAAATATAAATTAATGACAGGACCAGGCACATTACTAGCATTACTCGGTTTATATATAATAGTACTAGGTGAATTACATAACAAATTACCATTCACATCTTGTGCCAATCCGCTGGTATTGGGCGATGTAAACCTATCGCTTTGTGTTGCCCATACACGCTTTGCATAGGGTCCTTTTCCTTGTGTCAAGAGAGAAAAATACTGTTGTTTTGTTAAATTACTATTATTTTGTTTATGCTGGAGTATTTCTGCTTTACGGCGCATTTGGACTGCTGGATTTGTAATAAAGTCGGCGGGCGAATATGGTTCAGTTGCAAATACAGGGGGTGCCAAAAAAACCTTAATAACACTTAAAATTAGCGTTGCATAGGCAAACCCAATTGAATCAGACACTTTGATTGTATATTCCGAGGTTGTAGTTAAAATTGTAGGTGTTCCACTTATTTCGCCAGTTTTACTATTGAATCTTAAACCAAACGGGAGTGAACAGTTGATCGTATATAATGGATTTGTCGTAGTGTTTAATTGATTTGGTATTATGCTTATCGGTTGACCTTGCGTTAAACTATAGACTGGGTTGGGGTAAAAAATCGTTGGCGGAATTGCTACACTTATCTGTATAACTGTATCGTACAAAATATTATTGTTGTTTGCTCTAATCGTATAGGAGGTCAAATTGGAAGAGATGTCGGGTGTTCCTGAAATATTGCCATTTGTCGTATTTAGATTTAAACTTATATCAGTTAACAGCGGTGTTGATAATAAGGTATAAATCGTTCCGACGTTATTTGTAAATGTATAGTTTGGTGTTATTTGATTTGTGCTAAGGTATTCTCTATTTATGGTTAATATATAAGGTGTTAATGGATAAATAAACTCTGGTGTAAAATCAACCAAAATAGCTAAATTTGTGCTGTAGTTTATTACAGTTGCAGATGAAGCATCTATGATATAATTTTTTAATCCTGTAGTAATGCTTGAAAACGTAGTTGTACCCACAATAGAACCATTTACTTGATTTATAGAAAGACCGATTGGCAATGTAGGTGTAGGTGAACTATTGCTAATTTTATAGATAACATTGGCCGGTTGTGTGCCTGATGTAATATTTATAGAAATATCAAATGTTTTAGTTGTTGGTAAATAATAAGGAGTGTTGGGGTAATTAAATGCAAATGCCATACTGTATATAAAGTAGGGGTTGAAAAAAATAGACGGTAGCGAAAGTAAAAAGTATAAAAAGTAAAATAAAAAGTAAAAAAAGGTAAAAAATAAAAAGAAAAAAATAAAAAAATTCGAAAAGGTGTAAAATAGTGGTAAAGAGAAAAAAAAATTGAAAGTAAAGGGGGGCGGTGGGGTGAGCGGTAACCCCCCACGAAAACCAAGCGAACGTAATTGAACGTACTTGAACGTAGTTGAACGTACTTGAACGTAGTTGAAAAGAATGACCGAAGCAATGGAAAACGGAATGGAAAATGGAATGGCGGCGACCGGTTCGCCGTGGCAGAAGCAACTGGAAAAGTTGCTGGTGAGTTACGGCGCCGAGGTGGTAAAAAAGTTAGCGGGTAAGTATGGGTTTGCGGCGGCGGAGGCGGCGGCGTATCTCAAGGGGAGCGGCGTGGGCGGCGTGGGCGAGGAGAAAGAAAAGCGGGGACGCCCGGCGAAGAAAACGAAGGAAAAGGTGACCAAGGAACAACTGGTGGACCAAGTGGTGCTGGAGATGCTGGCCGACCCCCTAGAGCAGGCCCAGAAAAATAGCGATGGCACGGTGAGTCTGGCGGACCCGACGACCTCACCGGCCGCACCAGCACCAGCGGCAGCACCGGCGGAAGCGAAGAAACCCCGGGCGCCGAAGAAAAAGAAGG